TACTGCGTTAGTATATGGCGATAAATCTGTGATGAATTCCGGTTCTTGCTCTTTTGGTTCGAATCGGTATTCTGTAGCTCGATATTCTTTATAGTTTTCATCTACAGCTTTCTCAACCTTTTTAGTGAAAGCATCTAGTGTTGAATAATCATGATACAAACGATCTTGCAATGTCTTATGATCATAACCAGTATTATCAACACGCGCGTCTTTTACTTCGTTGATACCGTCGCCGTTATGACCTAGTACCATATTGCTGAAACGGCCGTTTAGATACGTTAAAAAATCAGAGACGCTACTTGTGACATTTAAATGCTCATACTTTATTTGCTCTCCATTATGTGCAAATACCTCTTTATTTCTATGGTATTCAAGAGAGAAATTAAAATCAGTCAGCATGTCTGAAATAAGCTTGAAATTATACTCATTTTCATCTACATATCTGTAATCGAAAACTCTATTTAAGTCTGTAATTAATTTGTTATCCATGTCTTCCTCCTTTTCTATCCGTAAAACTGGTAATAATTTTTAATAAGTTCGTACATAATAACTTCATGACCCCTCTCGTTCGGATGCAATCCGTCTGGCATACTTGATTTTCTGAACGCTGGATTATATGGCTTAAAATAATCTGTATGATAGGCATCATATACTGGTACATCCAATTCACTACAAGCCAATATCTGAGCGTTGACATAATCCTCTAACGTTAACCCTAATTTGTTTTTATCAGTATCTTTACGACGTATCGTTGTGCCACTCATAGGACATTGTCTAGTAGCTGTCATTACAAGTATTTTTGAAGTTGGATTATTTTTCCGAATAACTTCAATTGCAGAACAAAAGGCACCATAAAACGTTTTAGTATCCGTTTTATCAGTGCCTATCGGTACGCCTGCCCAATAACCATGTAACCAGTCATCATCTGTACCTTGTAATATGATTAGGTCTCCTCTTATTTGCTCTGCTTGTCTATAAATGCTGTTTTCTACCGCTTCTTTACCTATTGGAACTGTTGCCATTGTAGCGCCACCTCTTGCAAGGTTTGTTGTTTTGGCTTTTAATTTATTGCCTAACATTTCAGTGAAATTTGCTTTCGCATGTGATCCTCTAGCTACAGAATCGCCAATCGTTCCAATTGTTTTTACATCTTTAATGTTTGATTTATCTATAAAATCATGAACGATAGTGCCGTCAGATGTAGTCACAGTTTTAGAGCTTACCTTCTGTTGTTTATCTTCAATCAAATCAGTTCTACTCATCAAATCGAGTGTTGATTTAGCTATTGACGCTACTTTAGACTTCAAGTTTTCTGCCGCTTTACTAGGATTAGAAAGGTTAACATCATTTAATCCAGAAACATAGTTAGCTGCAGTATTAACTTTTTTCATATATCGTTGTTCTCGATTAAACTCACCAAGCGTTACATCTTGCTTAACAATTACATTGTTTATACCTCTAATCGTTTTAACTTGTACTATACGGACTAAATCATTCAAACCTAGTTTGGTAGATTTTATTTGTACTATGTCTCCGGGTTGTGGGTCTGCTTCTGGATATGATTCTCTTAACACCAAAAAGTCCAAAGACAAAGATTGTTTTAACGACTTTTTCAATCTCGATTGTAATTCTTTATCCATAGTTTCTTGGTCAGTCACTTTACCATCTTTAAATGGTTCTGCGTGGATGTCGCCGTATATTTCAGCTAATGCACTTCTAGCTTCCATTACGAGCCCAGCGTGTTCGAATGTTTCTTCTCCTGAATAATTACCATATCCTCTAATGAAGGTGGCGAAATCACTTGCATCTTCCTCGAGTTTTATAGCGTTGGCGTTGACTTCGTCAGAAATAAAATAAGACGCTTTTTGATTTGCAAAAGGCGTCAATACAAACTTATATCTGTCTTTCTTTTTGTCATACGTTATATTATATTCTAAACCGAAATGTTCTAATCCCTTTTTAAACATTTCTAACCTTGTATCGCCTTCGCCACCATTTTCAAACTTCGAAGACTTAACCTTACCTTCGACTTCAAAAAGCATTCCAGTACCTTGAAACACAATGTTAAAATATCTTTCTACTGTAAAAGATCCTGTTACATTAACATAAATCCTATCAATCATTAACTTGTCTATAGGAATCTCTCTAGCAGTACATTCAACCAGTTGTCTGTCGCCTTCTGATTTCCTATCAATGACAGTTATTACATATTCTTTCTTGTCGTTTTCACCTTCGACATGACTAACAATCCATCTTTTCCCTATAGCGTTAATAACTTCATAAGTATATTTGTTTTCTAGAATATCAAAAGTTAATACACCGTCAGCGTTAACTTTTTTTACTAAAGTTGTTTCTACTGGTACAGGTGCGCCATTACCTTTAGGTGGTTTAATAGTTATTGTCATTCTGACACCTACTTATAATAAAATTTCAAATCAAACTGAACTTTTTGTACCGTTTGATTAAACTCAAATTTATTAGCTCCGTATTTAAATTTTGGTTGGGCTATATTCGTTTCGGTACTTATTTCAACACCGTTTTTATAAACTCGGAAGCTATCATAAACAATTCTGTCTCCAGCTTTTAGTTTGATCCCTTCGATTTTCATTATTTCAGCATGCGTTAAATTCCATACAAACGATTCTGTATCTTCGCCTAAAATAATTGTTATCTTTTTATACATGTTGAATTGGTCGTTAGGAGCACTACCATGATAGTAAACTGTACCTTTGCTCAAATTTTCAAATGTATACTTTCTTTTGTCTCCGCCTGCATGCCAATCAATATTAAAATCAAACGACCACAATCCAACCTTTTTGTTTTCTTCTAACTCTAGGCTTGTTCCAATACTTTCACCGTATGGTAATTCTGTAGTTTCGAATTTTAGTTCAAAAGAAACTTTATTACCTTTTTGTTTAGGGTTTATAACTCCGTTAAAAATAACTTTATACTGTTTACCATTTACATAAATTTGTTGATCGTGTCTTGAATATTCATAATCCGGGAAGTTGTTTTTATCTAATTTCACGTAATCATCAGAAGTTGGTTGCGTAAACCTGTAATTCAACTCATCTTTTCTTCTTATTTCTCGTAAATACATAGGTTCTATGTCTGTCGTTAACGAATACAACATATCTCGCATATAAGCAATGTCTGAACGATTTTTAACTTTACAAAAACAAGGAACAACTATATCTCTACTGATATAATTGCTCCCCATTAATATACGACCGTTCATATTTTCTTTGTCTTGATACTTTGTGTTGATTTGCATGCTATCAATTACTATATCGTTAACGATAAACCCGTATTCACTTAATTTGATTACAGTACCATCTTTTTTTGTTAATTCTATGTCCATTTGTAACCTCCTTTATAAGTAATACTCAGAATTGCGTTTAGCATTTCTGCCGTTAACAATACTAGTAAGCGCATCGTTATTGACATCGAATTCAACTTTAACAGTTTTCATGTTCGGTGATGTTTCAATAGAATGTGTGTGTTGTACTTGCGCATTTATATTTCCACCTAAATTACTTAAGTTTCCTGTAATACTAGAAATGTCAGGTGCGTTTAATGTAGGTTGAAATGCATCAACTACTTTATCTGCAACATTAGAAACATTACGGATAACTTTACTTGAATGATTATCTATACCTTTAACGAAACCTAGCATTGAATACATACCAACATCCATGAATTCACGTGAAGGTGAGTGAATACCCAAAGCACTTTTAGCTGCATCTAAAGCTTTCTTAGCAACATTTTTAGCTGCATCTACTAATTGACCAGCCATTTGTCCAATACCTCTAATTAAACCACGGATCATATCAGCACCTGCAGACACAAAATCTCCTATAAAGCTTTTTATTTTATTTACTGCATTTGTCATACCTTGACTAACTTTGTTTACAACATTAACGAATCCTTGAATAACTCTATTAACAAAGTTAATTAGCGTACTTGTTATAGTAGATACCCATTGCATACCTTTAGTCACGATGAAGTTCCAAGCTTGAGACATTTTGTCCGATATAGTTGATACAACTTGTGTGAATATACTTACAACTTTATTCCAAATCGTCGTTAATATACCAGATAAGAAACTCCAAATCGTATTCCATATATTAGAAATAAAACTCCATGCCGCTTGTAACGCAGTAGATATAGCTGTAGTGATAGCGTTCCAAACCTTAGTTGCCACAGTAACTATAGTGTTCCACAACGTTTGTAAGAACGTCCAAATAGCGTTCCAAATTGTCATTGCGATAGTCATAATTGTGGTAAATACTGTAGTTATTACAGTGACTAACAAATTCCAAATCGTAGTAGCGATTGTAATTATCGTGTTCCAGATTGTACTTAAGAATGTCCAAATAGCTGTCCATATCGTCATAACTATTGTCACTATCGTCGTGAAAACAGTTGTGATGATTGTAACTAAAAGGTTCCATACCGTTGTTGCAATAGCGATAATTCCATTCCATAACCCTTGTAAATAAGCGACTATTTGATTCCAAACAATCATTATAAAATTGTATACATTAGTTACTGCTGTAGTGATAGCTTTTAAAATAGCATTCCATACAACCGAAGCTACAGTTTTCAACACATTCCAAACTGTAACCATAAACGTTTTTATCGCATTCCAAGCATTTATAATAAAGTTTCTGAATCCTTCATTTTTATTCCACAATAAAACGAATATAGCTATTAATGCAGCGATTACACCAATAACTATTGTTATTGGACCACCTAAAATACCAAACACAGTTACTAGTCCTGTGATAGCATTTCTAATTAATCCAATCTTACCGAATAACAATTGGAATATAACTGATATAATTTTTAATGGTCCTTTTAATAACATGAACGCACCTTTTAAAATTGTTAATCCCGCTCTTAATAAACCGAACTTACTTACTAACGCAATGATTCTACCTATTAATCCGCCACCCATAAAGTTAGATACAGCAAGAATAATCGGTATTAAAAATCTAAATGCACCAACTAAAGTTATAATGACGCCAACTAATTGTGCTGTAGCCGGATGCGCCTCAAACAAGTTAGCTATCCAACCAGTTATTGCTACTGCAACGCGTAATACTGCACTAGCTATAGGAGCCATCGCTGTTGCGAATGCAACTAATCCTCTTACGATGTTTCCAATCAATTGCATTATTAGTGGTCCATTTGTTTGTATATAACTGACAAAGTCTTTAAAACCTTGAGATTGACCGACTTGTTCAGACCATTCTCTAAACTTAACCGTCATTTGTTCAAGAGATTGGAAGATTCCAGTTGATGATCCACTGAATGCATTCATCAAATTGTTAATTCCAACGAAAACATTTTTGAAAATATTACCAATGATAGGTAAGTTTGTTTTTGTGTATTCAATAAAACGAGTTATCGAATTTTCTCCAGCTGCACTATTAGCCCAGTTAGAGAAAGATTGACCTAATCTATCCAACCAATCAGCCGACCATTGAAACAGTGGCGCTAATTGTGTGAATACATTGACTAATCCGTCACCGAAACCGCCTGCAGCACTTAATAGCTTGTTAAATACCGAAACACCAGTTGTATTCATCATGTTGAAGAACCTTGATGCTACACCGCTATTTTGAGCCCATTTAAGTACACTTTGAGACGCCTCTTCCATTCCTCTTGAAATACCACTAAAAAACGGTTGCAAGCTCTGCATTGCTGTTTTAACAGTATTTAAACCATTTGCAAGAGTTGTGAAGATAGCGGATTGATTTTGCTTTATAATATCAGTCCATGCTGACTTTACGCCATCTAAAGCTTTTTTGTATTCGTTTGTTGCTGAGCTAGCTTGTAAAGTGCCATCGTTAAGCATCTTTATAGCGCTGATAGCCATTGCGCCAAATGCTACAAAGCCAGCACCGGCTATTGCTACCGCGCCACCTAAAGCAAGTACACCACCAGTTAACACTTTGATAGCGTTTAATAGCGCAAACACTACAGGGACTACGCTCGCTATTACAGGTATTAAGATACTAAAAGATGATGTAAGTAATCCACCAACCATATTAGAACCTACAGTGCCGAACACGCGAAACATATTAGCTAAATTCCCCATTTGTCTTTGGAAATTGTTGTTTGCTTTTATTATGTAGGCATAAGCTTTCTTTAAACCATTAGTATCGACATCTACCTTCGTTGTTTTTTTGTTTGGCAATGCGTCTAATGATTTTTTAAACGCATAAATAGTTGGTATAGAAAGTCCTGTATCTACATCTAGTCGAGATCTAGTTTTGTTTGGAATACTTTTAAGTTCTTCTTTAGTGCGTTTTATTTTAGAGTTAGCAACACCATTATCCACGTCTATAATAGCTTTGGCTTTAGACCTATTTAATGCTTCAAGACTAGCTTTAGATACTTTTAACACTCGATTGAATTTACTGTTATCTGCATTGATGTCAATATTGACACGCTTCTTTTCTAGTTCGGATAACTTAGCTTCTGCTTCAGCGATATCTTTAGTCAATTTTTGTTTTTGTAATTTAATCTCTGGAGTAACTTCTTTAGAGTTTAGTTTGTCTAGTTCAAAATTCGATTCTAGTACCTTTTGTTGCAAGTCTTGTATACTAGCATCTAATTTAGCTTTTACTTTTTTGTTACTAAAGGCATCTAAAGACTTTTTAGCAACTTTGATAGTTTTTTGTAATTTTTTATCATCAGCATTTAATTCGACATCTTTAGTTTGATCTGCTACTCGTTTAAATCTTTGCACAGACTTAACCGCACTATCAATTTGCTTTTTGAATTTAGCTACACTTGCTTCAATAGTCGCTTTAATTTTATATTCCGTCACATTAACACCTCTCTTTCTATTGCTTATTAAATTCTGCTATAACTTTAAAGAATTCATTATTTTGTGGTTCGTATTCATCACGTTCGCTACTAAATCTTATATCTTTACCTTCGTTAAGCCGTTGGATATTTTCTTCATAAGGCAATACGTCGTTTGCATTGTTAAAAACATATTCCTCTTTAGGTTTATTTTCTGTCCCAACATTTTTAGTAGCTGCAGCATCACGAATAGCAAACGCAAGTTTGTAACGTTCGAATTCTTGGGTTAGCATTTCATACTCTTTCGCATACATTCGATAGTTATATTCTGTTAATGTCATTTGCTCAATAACGTTCAAATCTGTAATACCAAGTGTTGACATACAAGTTATAACGATTCTGTCATAAGTTATTAGGCTTCCGCTGGTTTTTCTTCCGTTTCCACTACTTCGACTAGGTTTCGGGTCATAGGTCGCTTTCCCAACTCCGTTAAAATATCCGAACCAAATTCTTCTAGTCCAATATTTTCTGAGATTTCATCTAGTGCTTCATCAATGTTATTAATAGTAATTGCTTGTTTTTTCAAGTGAGATGTAGCTGCAATTAAAACTTCGCCAATCACAACAGGATTTCCACTCTCTAAACCTACAGGCAACATTGATACACCTTGACCGATAGAAGCTTGCTCAACTTTTAAACCTAATCGGTTATCGATTTCTCTTAAAAATTTAAAACCAAAACTTAATTCTAATGACTTTCCGTTAATTTCTACATTCATAACTTAAAATCTCCATTCATGATTAATTTAAACAAAATAAATAGGGCTTAACGCCCTATTTTTATACCTCTCCTGGTGTAACCGTTGATGAATCTACCTTAGGTTGTGGAATTGCTGTTAAATCTTCGCCAGTTAACGCATCTGCTTTTGTAGTGTCATGGAATCTGTATCCAGTCGCTTTAAGTTTCTTTGTTACAGCATCAGGTAGTGTTGCAAATCCACGTTGGAAACGACCATTCACTCCATATTCATATTCATATTCATCAATACCGTTAGCTTCTGCTTTTAATTCAAATTTATTGTGGAAACCTTGGAAATATTTCGCTTTAAATTTAGTAGCATCTCCATTTTTGCCTGGTATTCTACTTTCAACTTCCCAAGCCTCATACAATACGCGATCTACAACTGCATCTTCAATTTCATCTGCAAAATCGTCACCATAAAACATTTTAGCAGTACCAGACATTGTTGATTCAACTGAACCACCAGTGTTATAAGACCCATCCATCGTATCCTCTGTATCTGTATCAGCTTCATGTGATAAGCCGTATTCAGTTAAAAAAAGCATTTTAGTAGCATCTACTTTTTCGCCAGCTTTTCTAAACAAAATAATACGGTCATTACTATTTTTCATATTCGCCATTCAATATTCCTCCGTTTTTTAAAATGTTTTGTAAGATATCGTTATTGATGTGTGTAGCAATTCTTGATTAGTAGTATCATCGACTAACTGTGCGATGTTAGTATCATCTTCTTCAAAGTCATAATCGTTTGTTTTAACGCTAGGTGTTAAATCATCGATACACCTTTTAACAAGTCCGTCATGATGTCCTAAATCATCGCTTACACTCCAAATATCAATAACTAAATTCGTATCGCCAGAATAACTATCAAACGTGTACTTACTTCTATTTGACTCCGGCATTTTTATTACAAAAAAAGGATACGGAATCTCTTGTTGCATCTCTTTACGAGAAATAACAGGGAATCCATATCCTTGTAGCGTTTCATACGCTTTATTATAAAGTTGTAAGTTCGGTGTCATGCTTTTATCTCCTATTCAAACAACGTTTTCAATTCTTCTACAGTTGATTTTCTTATTACCTCATATACTGGCCACATAAAAGGTTCTGCCTCCATGTATCGAGTACCAAACTCTAAGAAACCACTATAAGCTGCATGCGATGTGATAGTGTATTGCAAATCGCCAGTTTTTTTATATCTGATATTGCGTGATAAATTACCAGTCCAATAACCCTTATTCATTACTTCTCTAGCTTTCAATTTAGCTCGTACTACATATTCTTTGGCGTTTTCCTGTAAAATATCATCTACATCATCATCAATGTTGGTTTTCATATCGTGAAATTGGTTTAACAGTGCGTCTAATCCATCTATATTCATCAATTGACCTCTTCGATATAATATGACGTTTCGTGTCTGTATTTCCTTGTATCAACTATCTTGTAGCGAATGCCATTAACCAACACGTGGCTAACAGGGTAAGATATTGATTCTTTTATCCTCAGAACACTTACATCGTTTTTTACATCACCAAATTCAAGTTGCTTTCTTGCTCTAGAAATGGGGTTAATATTGCATGGTATCGCATCATAAGTGATTATTGTGTTTTCTTTTTTGCTAGTTTTAGGATTGTAAGTTGCTACTTGTTCTAATTGAAAAATAACTCTATCTTCATATCTCAAAAGAACACAGCCCTTCCTTTTTTAGTTCTCGTTCTAGCATTAAAGTAATTATCAATAATAGCTTCATACTCCTTGAAATCGTTCAATTCATACGCATTGCTACGTCCGTCAACCGCTTCTGATGTCATACCTTCAGCACCAATCCTGTTGTAGCGTTTAACTGCAACTTCTTTAATCATGTAACTAAACCTTTCCGGTATTTGTTCAACTTCAATAGGTAACATTGATAACAACTGGCTTTCACAACTTTTTATGATTTCTTCTAATTGTTCATCTTGCTTTTCATCTTTAAGACCAATACGTTTTTTTACATCAGCTAGCGTAGTCATATAACCACCTACTCTAGTGACTCAAAAGCATTGATAATTTCAGCTTTTGTTTGTTTTTCATCAACTTGTAAGCCAGCAACACTTGCTATTTCGACAAGTTCTTTTTTGGTTAATTTGTCATTTACAATGTAAATCATTTGTTCGTTGCGTTTATTTTCAACACTAGCTAAAGCTTTGATACGTTCATCTGTAGGATCATAACCTTTGCGAGGGTAGACATGCCCTTTCATATAGACATGTCTGTTATCTTCTAAATCTGTAAAATCTACTTTAACAATTCCAATGATTTCGGGCATGTTACCACTCCTAATTATTTATTAAACTTCTCCTGGTACTGAATCTGTTTTTTTGTCAGCAGGCACTAATTTAGCGAATGCTTTATCGTCAGCGATGTGTAACGCTACATGCATAGTTGCACGTAATGCCACCATGTCTTGTTCGAATAAGTTTACAGGTGTGCCATCTTCGTTTTTAACTGTAGATAATTGTGCAGTTTCATCGATTTTGTATTCAATTAATTGAGGGATACCGTAAATCAACTTATCAAAGTCACCAGTAATTAATTCACCGCGTTTTAAATTGCTTGATTTAAGGTTAACCACAGGTAGACCATCTAACGTATCACTGTTACGGTCATAAATACGTTCCTTAGTTTCAGGATCTACAATTTTACGTAACAAGCTTCTGTTTTGTGTTTTTGAGATAAACGCATTTGCTTCTAATTCGTCATCTTCAAGTAATGCCTCTAAATCAATAATGTTATCTTGTGTGAAGTCACCTTTAATAACCTTATTAGTTTTTTCAATTGATTGTGCAATTGATTTACCGAATGGATTGTTACCTTGATTCAAAATACCCGCTTCATCAAACTTTTTATAGAATGCTTCAGCAATCATAGGCTTCATTTCTTCAAAGAATTGTGAATAAGTGTAATTCAAAAATTCTTTTGTTACAGGTAAGATAACCCCTAATTTAAACGCTCTCATAGTAGCATTAACCCAAGTAGCCTTAGACGTTTCGATTTTTTGACCTTCACCTACCCAGTAAGCACCTGGTTTATCAGCCCAAAAAGTAAACTTCTTCTCAGTACCTTCCATTGGTTCGTACTTACCTAATCGCATGATTTTTGAGTTTTCCATAACCTCTTGTAAGATAGGTGTTGTAAAGTCGTTTAACAACGTACCATCTTTCTTTTCGTGCATCATTACATTATCAGGGTTAAATACTTGTGGTTTAACATTGTTACTCGCAAAATGTTGTAAATTTAATTTTAATTTTTGTGTTTGTTCCATTTAAATGCCTCCGTTAATTTTTAATAATTCTTTTTTGTTTAGCAATTTCAGCCAAGTTTTGAGTTTTGTTTTTTGCCGTATGATTAAATGAATCCCCACCAGTCAATGGTGATTGTCTAGCGTTAACCTTAACCGCTTCATTAACCGCTTTTTTTACTGCATTAGAAAAAGCTTCAACATTCAATTTAGTTTGTTCAGCAGTATCTGTTACAACTAAATTAACAACCTCATCTGATGAATCAACTTCCGCTTCGCTTAACATTTTCCTTGCTTCTGAACGCATTTCATTTAATTGTTTTTCTGAGCGTAATTGCTCCAGCTCTTTTTCCATTTGCTCGCGTTCATATTCATCTTTTTGATCCTTGTTCATTTTCGCTAATTTAGCAGCTTCTTTAGCAGCTTCTTCTGCTTTTTCTCTTGCATACTCATCAGCTTTTTTCTTTTCGTGGGCTACACGACGTTCAAGTATTTCATCAACTTTCTTTTGTTGCTCTGGCGTGAAAGTTATTTCAGTACCTTCGTCATTTTCTTTCTTATCAGGATCTCTTTTTTTACCATCTCCACCTGGTTCATCCGGATCATCTGATTGGTCTGCAAAAAATTGCAAATTAAACTTAAGTTTATTTTCTTCCATGAGATATACCTCCATTTATAGTCTGTCGACTGTTTTTCCATGCGTGCTTTTTATGTCATCAGCACGTTTTGGACATAAAAAATAGCCAACACAATTAAGTGCTAGCTATTAAAAGAGTGGTTCGTTATATTTCGGTTTTTCTTTATTGGCTAATACTGCCGACCTTACGCTGTCTAAGTTTGCATCAATAATAACTGTTTCGTTTCGCTTTTGTAACTCTTTACGTATACCTTTTAACTCTCTTGCTATGTCTCTAAGGTATTTGTCAGTATTGCTCATACCAATATCCTCCAAACACTTAATTTACTATCATACAATGCTAACTTGCCTTTAAAAACTTTTACTTTTAAATCAATCATCGCTTTTCACTTTTCCTCCAAAGTATTTTGTTTGTCGTTTTTTGTTTGGTTTTTCGGCCACATAGATTTAGGTAGTAATGCACAATCTGAACGACAATTGATATGCATAGGGTAGAAATTAACACCAATTTTAGCGTCTTTAACTTTGAATACTTCTCCATTAAGCCCTTTACATGCTTTAGTTGTTCTATTATCGATTTTTGCAATATACATATAATATCCTTCTGGAGAGATTTCTTTCATACTGTCAATACTTGATTGTGCGTGAACACGTGCTGATTCTGTATAAAGCAATGATTTGATTGCTGCGGTCTTTTGTCGTGCTGTGCCTTCGAATTTATTTAGGTGCTTACGCATATCTTTAACGTATTCGTTAGGATGTCGACCTCTAATAACTACATTGGCAATTATTTCTTCTATTTCTTGCTTCATTGCTTCGGTATTAGTCCATAATCGCTCTGACCAAACGACACCATGAAATTGTGTATCAACGATTGTATCTATAACTTCTTTAGCTACTTGTACACCTTCACCTAAAATACCCGCTTGATCACTGAACACACGATAAGCTGTTGATTCGAAATATTCCCTCATCGATAATTCTGTTTGAGCTGTTGCATAAGCAATTAAGAATTCTATTTGAATCTTTAACATCTGTTCTCTAGATACATACATCTTAGTGTTATACTTCTTTAATTCTTCATTTGCTCTATCGCTAAAGTCCTTGTTTTCGACCAATCTTTTTGCTTCTTCTTGAAACGCTTTTACATCGAACTCATCAATAATCTTTTGTGCTTCTTGTAATGTAACGCCTGCAAAATCTCCGTACTTAACAATAAACGCATTGATCTCTTTTTCAATGCGCTTAATCATCATATTCAATATACGTTCTATTTCTTCAGCTTTAGTTTTATCACGCTTCAACTCATTCTCGATTGCTTTGCGTCCGCGTTCTTCCCAATATTCTTGAGTGTTTTTGTTAGGCAATTACAATCATTCCTTTTTATCGATAGAATCTTTTGTGCTATCGTCTTGTTCATCGTCATTGATGTTTCTAGGGTCTTGATACATATTTTTTTGAGCTTTTTTAATAGATTCTTTCTCGTCTTCTTCGATTTTCTTAACTTCTAATTCAGGGTCTTGGAAGAAAGAGAATAGAGACATTAAAGTTGTTTGACTAATCTTCCCACCAGAATCAATATAAGCCTTTAATTCTTCAATTAACGACTTAGGTAAGTTTCTGTTGTATACGTATCTAACAGTATTAAAATCTTTGCTTACGTCAATTGACCGTGTATTTTTTAGTATTGTCTCTAACAACTTAGCACGACGTCTTAGTCCTTTAGTGAACAATCCTTCTTTAGTTTTAGTACGTTGTTCTAATCCGAATAATTTGTATTTCATTGCCTCGCCCGATTGAGTGCCGCTAAAGTTATCATCTTTCATGTTAGGCGTGTTGGTAAACATGTGTATATCACTGTTTAAACGGTCTTTATAAGCTTCGGTACCTTGTACATCGTATTGCTTATAAATATAACCACCATCAACAGAGCCTTCTGTTTCTCTACCTTCGCTATCAGCATAAACAGTCGGTTCTAAAAACAACACGTTAGCTTCCTTTTGTTTTCTAACTTCTACAGGATCTAAATTTAAATTACCTTTAATAAGTAACATAGCGTCATTTAAATCACTCATATAGTTAGCAGTATCTGATTCAGCATTATCATACAAATCAATTAAAGTGATTACTTTCTCATAATCCCCTTTTCTTCTTTCGTTGTTGCTAAATTCTGTAATAGGCATACGTTCGAAAGAGTGTGATTCAAAACCGTTTTCACGTGGTGTGAGCTTCAATCCATTTGTTCTACTGGTAAGATATCTATAAACACCGTGTGAAGTGAATAAATCAACTGTAAACACTTCATCTTCGTCAGTCTTGTCTATTGGTTTAGTTCTTAAATATCTAACGCCTGCGATACTATTACGTTCAATTGTATTGTCGTATATGACAAAAGTACTCATTGCATCACTTTTGTATAAACGCGTTTCATCATCTTGGTTTCTAATCATTAACTCATAAGCTTTGCCATAAATTGACAAATCTAATCCTAAAGATCTATTGTGTGACTCAACATCATTTAAATCATTGAACGCCTCAATAGCTTCTAATACATCTTTGTCATCATCTTGGTATTGAATTGGATTACCCAAGAAATAGCCGTTGATAAAATCGCTAATATAAGATGCGTAATCATGCGCTACACGGTTATCTGCCATGTACTCTTCTTTGCGTCGTGTTAACTCAACCAGATTCTTAGTTTTACCTTCGTAGTAATCACTCAACACTTTTAATCTAGGTCGTTGGTAATCCATGTGATGTTCAATGTATTTACTTACTTCATTAACGTTTTGCAATAAATCGGATTCCGTCCCGTCATATGTGTAAACAACATTGGCTTCATCATTAAATAAGTAATTTATGTTTCCCCGTAGATCTGTATCTGTTTCAAATTCGTTTACTTTTAACATTTGTTCCCTCCTATAATCCTAGAGATTTTATTGTGTCAACTTTCGAACTGACATTTGTGCGTTTTCTAACCGGTCTGTAGAATCGTTCCACTGAATAACGCAACGAATCGATACAATGATTGTATGTATCTACTGGTTCATTGGTATATTCACCTGTATCTTTATCCTTTTGCCATGTGTAGTTGTCAAACTCTTCAATAGTCTTGAAACAACGTTCATCAACAATGATTTCAAATTGCATTAAGAATTGTAACCCTTGTACAACCGAGCCCTTCCCTTTTTTGGTTGGTAAAATCCTTTTAAGCCCTAGATTCCTTAATTCAGCTATACTTTTTTGTTCTGCACTATCTGCTGTAATTTCTTCTTTAGCATAACCAAGTTGCTTTATGACATTAGCTATTTCATCATTCAGCATACCTTGTTTAACATACTCTTCGATGATGTATAACTTCTTTTTCTTTACATCTATTTTAGAATGTATAAAAGCACTAGGATCATTAACGTAGCCAAAGTCCAATCCAAAATAAGAAGGTAAATGCCTTAACTCATCTTTATTTATTAAACGTTTTTCATACTTAGGGAAAACCAATTTGTCTAGTGTAGCAAATTCACCTAACGCATAAATTTTGTAATATGCTGGATTACGATTTGCTAACAACTCTAAGTTTTGTCGTGTCATTTCATCAAGAAACTTATTATCTCGATAACTAGATTGTCTAATCATGACATTTTCCATTGGTTCACCATGTTCAAAGAAATACTTATAAACCCAATTCAGTTTAGATACTGGGTTAAACATCAAAAATATTTGCTTATTCACGTGTTTACGCTCCCTCAAACGCAACGTTAATTGCGTGTAATCATTTAGTGTGAATTCAGACGCTTCTTCCATGACTATGTCTGATATGCCTTTTATCGACTTTATTTTCTCTGGGTTATCTAATCCTTTAAACAAAAAAACTGCGCCGTTTGGCAATCCAACTTTGTTATCAGTCTTATTCCAAAGGCACATGTCCCAAATACCGAAGTTTATCAAACAATCTTTGACATCTTCGAATAAACTATCTTTAATTGTTGATTGGACTTTTCTAAGCCATAGTATACGCCTAGGATATTTCCAGTCTTGCAATGCTTTAAGTACAACTTTTTGTATAACGCCGTGAGACTTACCGCTCGAACCTCCACCGTAATGTACTTCAGTGAAGTTATCGTAATTGGTTAGTATTTCGAATATGTTTCTATTGAAAACATTAGACGGTTTGTTAAAGTTTAATTTAACTTTCGTCATCGTACTCACCAATATTAATCTCAATATTTTTCTGAGTAATTTCTTTTTTATCGATATACGCACCATGAACTTTTAGTATGTGGTCAATAGATCTCTGACGCTCTTCAAAAGTTGGTGTGATTGTGTAAGTAACCTCTTTTTCCACTTCATCGTTTAAATGGTCATATTTCTTACTGTAAGCCTCTTGAGGTTCTCCTCTAGCAATAGAAGCAGATAACGCTAAAGCTTCTGTAATACTCATTAAACGCTCTTCTTGTATCTGTTCTAATCGTTCTTTAATATATTCCGAAACATTAACATTTCTTAACAATCGACTTGCTAAAGACTCTGCTGTTTTCTTACTATAACCTGCTGAAATTGCTGCTTTTTTACCATTACATCCATTCATTATATATTCATCTGCGAATCTCTTTTGTTTTTCGTTCATTTCATTTACCACCAACTCTCGCGCTATACGCTTTTTAAAATTAAAAAAGGGATTGGCTATAATCAGCCAACCCACATAGATCCTTTATTCCTAATTGCGATAAGGGAAACGCAGTAAGATAATCAATATCCTACACTATCATAATATCTCATTTTAGGTATCAAAAACTGCCACTTTACTGCCAATTTCACTCTTCCCCTAACTCTTCCGCCAATCTAGATATGATTTTCCTTTTGATTCTATGAGCAGTTCTATCAGAAATGTGTATGTCATCACAAACTTTCACTAATTCCTTTTTATTAAAATAATACTCTTGAATGAACTCGCGTTCTTTCCTACTTGATGTGTTGATTATACGTTCAATCGCACTCTTAAACTCAAGGATTTTACCTCTTCGTATACTACAAAGATAATTAGTTACTGCCATTTCTGTTTTCGATGTATTAGACGGTACAAATTCCCCGCCTATATTTGTATCTGTTGGAATCCATGGTGTCATTATTTCACTTCTTAAATCTTCGAGTTGCTTATGATAATTAGGATAATCACACAACTCATCTTCTAACTTTCGAACTGTTGATAATTTTAATCCATATTTCTTTTTAGTCATGAATACCCTCCATACAAATATTTTTAATCTTCAAAATGTCTCAATCTACTTCTTAATATCTCTATCTCCCGCTCTTTAACTTTCACATCGCCTTTTAACTGTTCAGCTTGCAACATCACACCAAACAATAAGATGACTAGTAATATAATTGCTATGACTAACCACATCATCTACTCTGACACCTCCGCCCTCATCAAATCAGACTGATCGCTCAACTTTGCGAAGTCACTCGGCGCCTCTACATCATCATTAGCTGTCATCATAATATATACTTGCTCAGTTACATACTTACCTAGCTCATACATCGCTAGTAAGAATAATAGTCTCAAAATTTCTTTAACCACCACTAAACACCCCATGTTAATTTATCGATAATTTGTATAGCTTGTTTTAATGCGTCTCTTTTTTCTTCGATATCTCTATTATCGCCATCTTCATCAGCTGACATTAACTCACTGTCATATTCATATAATAGTTCTGATATTTCATTACTAGCTACTACTAATAAGTTTTCATCTACATCAATCGTTACCGTTTTCTTTGGCATCTCCATCTCTCCTTATCTTAACTTGTGCCTCGTACTTCTCTTTCGCTTCTTCTTTACTCTCTGCCTCAACAACTGTAAACATCTGATTATCTCTAGCAGCAGTAAAATGTTCATGTGGTTGTCCTGTTGAATCATTGAATGTTGTGACTAAGTATTGTGTCATTTCTTATCACTCCTTTGAATGATTCTAAGTTTTTCTATGAATAAAAGTATTAGTAAAACGCTCAATGTAACCAACATATTTTGTTGCTTTGCAAAATCTACTAGAACGATTAAGACCAATAACATTCCAATTCTGCATGTAAATAAATCTAATTCTTTGTGCGAAAGCATATATCTGTTGAGTAAATTGTTAAATATTACTATGAATACAAATATTAGAACTAATGTAATGATGTAATTCACTTCCCCAAAACCTCCTTGACCCGATCTAATATGTCTTTACACGTATCCTTTTCCTGCGTCTGCTGTTCCATCTTGTCTTTCATGATTCCTTTTCATTTTCTTTTTGTATGCGTCAATGAGTTGGTTGATTGAATATAAGTTGTAAGCTATGTCTATCGCTATAACAATTGCCAATTGGTCGGGATAAAATTCTTTAAATATTATCTGTGGTGTACTAACAACGGCATCTTGAGCAAATTCTTTATCTTTAAAATTAAACATGTTGTGAAATTCTTTATTTTTAAAACTTGATTCAATCGCTTCTTTTATCTCTTCTGATGACACTCCTACTTGATTCGCAATACTCAATCCAAACGCCAACATGTCAGCTAATTCATCTAACTGTACGTCTAACGGCTTACCTGGTTTCTTCTTCCAGTTCTTAAACGTTTCCAATGTATTAAACCATTCAAAGAATTCAACTACATATGCAATCTTGCTATCTCCTAAGTTCAGCGTCGGTATTCTATCGTCGAACTCCTTTTGTATTTGTAATAACTCTTGTAATTGATCTACTGTTAAATTATTCATTTATTCGTTATCTCCTATCGTTTTAATTCCTCAATAAATTTAAGCACTCTATCAATATCAATCTGTTCATTTTCTGACTTGCGTTTATTCAACCAATAATCTAACTCGTACCACCAGTCGTCGTTTAAACACTTTTCTTGTAGCAATGCATCACGTTGGTCGATGATTTCAAGCATTTACTCGTCCCCCTTAATTAGATAAATTGGTTTAGTAATAAAATCTATAATGCTAATAACTGAATCATCAGACAGTTTATAATGTGTATCTCTAATATCTCCGACCAATTGCACAATCTCTAGACTTTCGTTTGTTTCATGGTTATATACTTTATCTCCTACACTAATACTCATTTTCCTGCTCCTCCTCATATTTATAGACCACTTGCCCCGTCATAATCCCTACTGCTTCATCAAGACCAATATCTTCTTTGAGTGCATCTTGCATAGCATTAGGTAAACCCTCAAGTATTTCATCAAACGCTTGCGCTTTCTTATAAACGTCCTCAATCTCTTTTAGTAATCCCTCTGTGTCATTACCGTTATACGCACTAGCACTTATAACTGATTGTTCAATTTGTTCGCGATTATTCATTAGTGTCATCCTCCATAAAAATTTTATTGTTTAATTCCATTCCAAATTTAACTCTTTCATCATTTTTGCCGAATTCGTTTATTAAATCTTTTTCAACGCTCTTGCAATATCTATCCCATGCGCTCGCTTTCTTCTCTAAATCTTTGTTACGTTCTCTTAACTTACCTATATCCCCAATAAGCTCATCACGTTGCTTCAAAAACTTGCTTGCTTCATCAAACCAGTATTCACTTTGCTTTTCGTAATATTCTTTTGAACCGTGTTCCATTATTTAATCAACTCCCCATCTTTCCAGATTAACGTCATGGTTAGGTCATCGTTTAAGATGTAGAATGCTTTGGTAGGGAAAGACGTGTTCTCTAAACGTTCTTTGATACTGGTATTTGTGTGCAGCGCTGACATATAGGCTCTTTCTCGAAACTCATATACTTCAAACAACCTATCAAACTTAGTATCTTCTGTGATTTCCTCTTCAACTTTGACTTCGAATTCATCATCAAACATTATATGATTGATTACGATAGTTCTGTTTATACCGCTACAAAATTCAACAGAACCTGAGTAACAACTGTTTCTCGAAAAAAATTTTTTATCATTTGTTAGATCAGGATTTTCCCAAGCCCATTTAATTAATTCACATAGCGTCATTGTTTTTTTAGTTTTGATTTTCATTTTTTATACTCCTCTTGAATAGTAAATTTATCGTTAATTGATACATATCCAGTCACATTACATAAGATGCTATTAACATCAAAAGTCACACAACAGTTGCGCTCAAAATCATTTGAATAGAATCTTTTATTTCCTGATAACTTGGGGTTATCCCAAGCCCATTGGATAAGTTCAGGTAAGTTCATTTCTTTTTCAACTTTGATTTTCATCATTTCCATCTCCTTAAAATAAAGTTAGTTGCTTCTGTTCCTCGTGTTCCAAACCGTGTTGCTTTATATATGTTTCAAGCTCTTCGGCTGTATCAAATGTCTTTTTCACGCCTTGCCAACCTGGTACGATATGCCCATGAAAGTAATAAGTGTCGTTTACTACATGAGTATGAGCCACTCGCTCGTTATCCTGATATAGATATCTCTTAGATCCGAAAAATTGGTTTAAGTATTCTTTACATGCGCTATCGGTTTTAGGCATTTATACTTCCTGCCACTTCTTGAACATTTGGTTATAAGTGACATCGAACCAGTACGGATCACGTGAATGTTTTTGAGGTACATTAAACAAATGTGGCTTCTTTCTTCTTAGCTCAGCTTCTTTACGTCGTTGCCTAGCCATTTCACGCTCTTTGCTCTCTCGCTCCATGATTTTGGATAACACGATTTCTTTATACTCAGCTAGGCGCATGCCATAAGGTGCGTTTAAGGCTTCTAACAACGCCCAGCCACCTCGTACTCTTTTTGCAACCATTCCTGGAGTTAAACCATTCTTTTTTATCAATTCATTTTCATGTTCGGTAAATTTATATGGTTTACCGTTAATCTTTACGATACTCATTTATTCCACCTCTATATATGCATGTCTTATTTTTATGTCGTCATACTTCAATAACTCATCTGGATTTTTATCTAAACGCTCTGCTAGCATATCTTTTTCATCATCCACATCATCGAAATGATGATATTCAACTTCTGTAGGTATTCTTATATCAATCGTTGCATTTATATATGCTTGTTGTTGCATTAAATCACTTCATTTCTCTTTTTCTTTTACGTCTGACTTTCACTAAGTCCTCATATACCATCCATTCTTGACCTGTGTATTTAGGCGCTTTACATATCCACGTTAAATTCACATCTCTATACTGATATCTGAATATCTTCGCTTTGATGTTGGCAACTTCGGTCGCCTTACCTTTAACGTCTACAACTTCAACCAGTTTCCCTTCCTTCCACAAAGAGAAATCGGCTATATACGTAATCGGTCTTTGTTTCCCGAATTTAGGTTGTAATTCAAATTTCGGTTGTATTTCGATACGATCATAGTTAGTGCCATTCATATTACTTTCTAAATATTGGTAATATTCGCACTCTACTTTGCTATCAAATACAATTCCTTTGTACTCAACTTTCTTAGCGTTGTATTTACTCATTGTGCCACCTCTAAATATCAAATATCGTTGCTTGTAATCCTAGCTCTTGTTCATATAGAAGCCCGTGAGCGCCTTTGAATCGTTTTAGGTCACTTTCAGTCATGATTTTCTTTTCGTCGCTGAAATGGGCTCCTGTGAGCGAATAAACTTCATTTACGTTGTCTTTATACTTGATGACCTTAATATCTTCTGTGCCATCTTCTCGGTATAAGTAATATTTTTCTTTCGGCATTTTTAACACTCCTTAATATTCGACGATAGCGGGGCGTGTGTGACGCTCTGCAAGTTTTTGGATAAATAGGTCATATAACTTATTTTCGTCTCCCTGTGCCTCGTCTATGAGTTTCTGAGCGTACATATCTGAACACTCAAGTTTAGTTTTTAAAAATTCTTTGGTTACCATGCGTCTCGCTCCCTGAAATCGTCTCCGATTACTCTTACTTTTCTTGCGTTGTGTTTCATTCTCGAATTGATACGTTGCCAGTTCATATTTTGATTTAGTTCTTTATCACTAAAGTTTGTTGTAAAGATATTGTTTTTACCTACTCTGTTATCAACAATGCTAAAAAGTTTATTTAAAGTGTGTTCTGTGTTCTCTACACCCATATCATCTAGTACAAGTAAATCAATATCACTTAGCAATCTGACTAGCTCGTCTGTAGTTTCTTCTGCGTTTTTGTTGTATGTCGCTTTGATACGATCCATCAACATTGGTATATGCATAAAAGCAACTGTATGACCTTTAGCTTTGACTGCTTTTGCGATAGAGTATGCTAGGTGGCTTTTACCAGTTCCGTATGAACCTTGTAATATTAATGATTTCGGTTCTTTTGTAGAGAAACCTTGTACATACTCTATTGCTGTTTGCTTAGCTTGTACTTGTTTTTCATTTTGTGGCTTATAGTTGTTAACCGTTGCATCTCTTAAAGACGGATTAACGTTTGATTGATTGAATATGTTGTTTATCTTCCGTTGCTTGTTTCGCTTATATTCCTCATAGATTTCACATTTGCAACCGTCTTTATACTCGTAACCATTCGGGTGTTTTTTAGTAGGAGCAAACTTATATAAGTCGTATTCACTTCCACATCTCTCACATTTCAATCCTTTTTCGACATGAGTAGGTTGATATTTTTTCAAGCTTTCGTTTATCTTTTCGCTGAATAGTGGTTTCATAATATCCCCCTAATCCCAATAACTTTCGTCGTACTTCATGCGTTCCAATTGATCCGTGCCAGTTGGTTGTATTTTTTGATTGAGGTACCCCTCAAATTTACTGCCAAAAAGTGTTTCTGGTCTAAGGTATTTATCGCTATCCGTGTTTAACCATTCAGCTGTTTTGATATCAATCACCTTTTTAAAATCCTCCAACCTAAAATCTTGATTCCATCTTGCTTTAATAAAATCTTTTGTTTTAGCTGTATTATGTTTAAAATGCTTTCCTGCTTTTTTATTTAAGTATTCGATAATTTCTTTATAGGGAATGGAAGACACCGTCGGGTTGCCCGACAATATACTTCCTTCATTATTAGTATTGTTATTATTAGTTAAATCATTATTAGTACTATTATTATTAGTAGTATGCGATTTACCATTAACGGTTTTTCCATTGTTGGTTTTACCGTTAACGGTTTTTCCAACGTTGGAAAATCGAATGTGGTGCGGTTGCTCATATACTAAGTACTCATAACCATTTAACCTACCACTTTTATCACGTTTTCTACTACGTTGAATGTATCCAATTTCTTCCAGTTCCTTGATTCCACTCTTTAAACCGCTAAGTCCATCAGTTGAATGTTGCTCTAGTTCTGTTTCGTAAATTTGCCAGTTATCAGGTCGACTTAACAAATAAAGTAGAATACCTTTAGCCTTCCAACTTATATTAGAATCATGTATAAAATCTTTGTGTACTGTGACAAAGTTACCTGATTCTTTGTAAACTCTAAATGTTGCCATTTCGTTATCTCCTTTCTGGTATAATTTTGTTATCGCTACTGCGTTAGATTGGGGGTGAATAAAATATGGAAAAACCTTATATGTTAACATATGATTTAAACTCACCCGGACAAAAATATGAGGAATTGAGAAATGTTATAAAAAAGGAAATTTCTAATGGTCATTGCAATTATTGGAAATCTTCATTTTTATTCCGTTCTTCTTTATCAACTTCAGAAATGATAGAAAAGTTGAAACCTTATCTCGATTCTGGAGATAAGCTGTTTGTTACAGAAATAGTCAATAACAAACAAGGGTGGTTAACAAAAGAACAATGGGATTTTATCAACCATAATATTTTTATTTAGGTTCTTTTATTGAATCTTTTGTTATATCAGGAAAACCTTTAGAATCCTCAGGGGTAAATTTTTTAATTTTTTTAGCGCTTCTAATCTCTTCCGCCAAGATGACGATTAGGAGTGCTATTTTTATTATTCTTAGTCTATTCATTCCTTTTTCTCTCCTTTCAGCATTTTATTGAGCCTCTCATCAACTTTTATCCACGAGTCATGCAAGTGATATTTATCATCAAACGACTTAACGCCAATCGCATGTTGCTGGTTATGGTGTTCGCGACATAACGCTAATACATGTTTGTTGTAGTGATTCATTTTGTTTCTGTTCATTCCTCTGCCGACTGCTTCATAATGCGCTAGGTCTGCGTGAGGCTTTCCACAAATTACACAGTTGCGGTTGATTGTAGCCCAATACAATAGTGCTTTATCTTCACTTAACAACTTGCTTGTTTCTATGCTCATAGGTATTTGATGATGAAACATAAACGCTATAATCAGTTCTATTAACTCCCTTGCAACTTTCATAGAACAGTCGCGCAGACTGATTTCTTCATAACCTTTCATAATTTCCAATTCTGTTTGTAATAATTTTCTAATTGATTCCACCGGTTCTCCCCAGTGAAGTTCTATATCTCTACACATTGCGAATATTTTTTTGCGTTGTTCTATAGATAGTTTTTTATTATCCGGAACCTCTACTTCTGCTTTTAGTGGATATCCGTTTTCTAGTAAGTCAATGTGACTTTGTTCAAGTTCAACACCAGTAGCAACGACGGAATAAGTGCCGTCATTGTCTTTCTGGTATCTTGTAATGTATTGCATTTAAACCACACCTTAAAACGCTAAATCTTGGTCGTCATATCCAAATTGGCCACTGCTTTCAAATGGATTGCTTTGTTGAGACATTGATGTTTGTTGTTGTGCCCCGTTATTTTCTTCAGCTTTTTGCTTATCTGTCTTCGGAATAGGTTTGTTAACAACATCATCGCCCTTTTTGTAAGGTTTAATAAATGAAAAATCCGTAAAATACTTACCTTCATCTTCATTGAATTTCCATTTCAATACCAAGTGACAAAACTTACCAATAAGATCATTGGTATCAAAATCTAAGCTAGGAAGATTTAACTTAATACCTAATCGAGTAACTAATTCAATCAATTGTTTTTCTTGGAAATCATATTTATACGGCGGTACAAATTGATTATGTTTATATTGTTTGCCTTCATCATTTTCAAATACGATTGTGAAATATCTATTTTCTCTATCATTGAATTCAATATTTTTAACTTTCACTGTGAATTCTCCAGCTTGAAACCCTGCTGAGCCGTTATAAAACTTTTCTTGATTTGTTTCTTTAGTAAATTGCGCTTGTCCTGTGATTTTCATAATTAAATACCGTCCTTTTTAGTTTTTTATTAGTTTCCATTTCTGATTGCTTGTACTACGTCGTTAATACTTGGATTAATGAAACGTTTGTTGTTAATTTTAATGTTGCTTGAGTGTCTTATCTTTGTTTCAAATAAGTTTGATGGTTCAGCGTTAAGCACATATTGATAAGTTTTTTCGCCGTCTTGCTCATGTTCTTCTATTGTCATTCTTGCTAATACGTCAGATTGACTGATGACTGCTTTTTTTATTTGGTCTTGTGCCTCTATCGTGATTGTTGGATTGATAGTGCTTCCCTCATCATCTTTGTCTTTGTTAATGCCCTCGTGTCCGCTTATAGCAAGATGAAATTGATAATGTTCTTGTAATTTAGAAATATAACGATAAATACTTACAATGCGTGTAGCACACTCGCCCCAATCATTAAATGTTGGTTTCTTTGATTTTCCGTCCATGATGTCGTCCATAGCGATATCACGTAACTTTTGGATTGTTTCAATCACTACAACATCAATTTGTTTTCCGTTTTCTCTTAGTTGTTCAATAATTTTAGGCAGCATTTTAATCACTGCACTAAAATGCTTATAATTCTTAATCTGCACAACTGCCCCATCTTCTGTTACCGTTGTTCCGTCCTCATTTATATCTAGTACTAAGGCATTGTTATCTTTTGTTAAAAACGTAGTTTTACCAGTACCGAACTTGCCGTATATCGCAAATTTATAAAACTTGTTTGCATTTTGTTTGCTGATGTCTTTTACACCTAGTTGCGTTAAAATATCGACATCTTGATTAGTTTGTTCAGTCATGTTCTACCTCCTCGTACTCAATTGTTTCTGTCACTGTTTTCTTAATAGCTTTGTGCTTAGACATATCAATAACGGTTTTGTCTAGTCCGTCGAATTCTCTTGCGTCTCGCATATCAGTTGAATACTTCACTGTGTCGTTCACTTCAGTTGGTCGGTTTGTAATAAATAGATTTTCATCTTTATGCTTGATTAGATAAGTTACAGTCTGCTTCATAGCGACCTCCTACCATCTCATGACTAAGTTAATTAGTCTGTCGTAATCATCTGTATTTTCTTTAATCCATTCGTTTACAACGTCATGCATTGCATCCATTGCAATATATAGTTCGCTTAAATCTGTGACTTGAAACGATTTAAGTGGAACATTATTCATATCCTTAACTTGTATACTGATACCGTCATATTTCTTCATCGCAGACACTTTAAATTCGAACCCGTTAAAGCTGATAATTTTATTTTTTATCTCACCAAATTTGTAATACATTGTTTTAGTCCTCCTTGTCGTCATCGTTACCTAGAATTTTTTGGAGCTCATGCATTTTGATGACGTTAGTGTCATCTTGAAAACCATCTCTGTTTTTCAATAAATTAGCGAGACCAACAACATTCCCAAGCGCACAATGTGAACTTGATATACAATCTCCGTTGTTAACACCTACAGTTGAAAAAAGTAAAACGTCAAATTCAGTTTCTTCATCGATTTCGTTCACTAATTCATACAATTCTCCATTCTTTTCAGCCAATAAATCTCTTAACTCTTCCTGCGTCATGTCTTTATAGTTTTTAGTCATGGTTGACTTCCTCCTTGTTTCGTTTTATATTGAACGTAAGTTTATATTTCTAATTACATTACTGTTACTTGTTGGCGCAAGTAGCAGTTTTTTTATTCTTCATAAAAGTATTCTTTATAAAATATGAATGTTGCGATACTTGCGAATCCCGCAATTGACCATGCTGTAGTGAAGTACAACAATGGCATAAGCACAATCGCTAAGACTGTGAAGCATAATACTGCTAATAGATAGCTTTTATAAATGTTACTCATTTTCTTTTTTCAACTCCTCCATTATTCTCTCGTCTGATAAGTCGTGATAAGGGAATTTTTTTCTAGCTAATTGGACAGGTACTCTGCCTCGTATCGCAATGTATCCTTCGTCTTCAAGCTCTTTATTCAGTTCTCTTATTATTTGTCCTGCTTTGGATTTTGAAACAGATAAAATTACCGCAAGTTCTTTAGCTTGCAAACTATTTTTCATCATATCTTTTCCTCCTTTAAAATAACTGTTGATTCTCTGGGTTATCTGCTTCGTAATTATCTGCAATAATACTTTTAGCGAAAAAGTCCAAACTGACCTTATATAGGTTGTTCATAGATTTCTTTACGTTAACCCCTTCCTCAAGTACATAAGGCACCCTAAAATCATTTATAAACAGTCCGTTTTCGTCTAAAGTAACGGTTGGTAATTCAGGTTTGTTCCGTCTATAAACTTCTCCTAGTGTAGGTTTTTGCTTTTCAGCTTGTTTAGTGAAGTCGGAAAATGCCTTAAGTAGTTTTATTCCTGAATCAGGATCACTGTGTCGCTCAATCGTTTCTGCTGTAGACTCTTTACTAAAATCATTCCGATTGATTACAGGCTTTCTCGTATTTCGTTCAATCTTCCAAACCTTCCACGTCACAACTGCCATTGTGATGAGGAGGGTTGTTTTATATAGTGTGTTCATTGATAATTCCTCCTATTAAGTTGTTTGTTCAATTGTGTGTTATTCTTCTTCGTCTAAATCAAAGTGCTGTTCGATTTGGTCAATTGCCCACTCAATCATTGATTCAAGGTGTTTCTCTCTGTCGACTTCGTAAGTGTGCTCAATCTCGCCTGCATATGTCACAGTAAGAGTATCTTTGTGTGTGTATGTTTGACTTTTGTTTTCTTTAACTGCATAAAGTGTTAATACTATATTGTTTAGCTTTTCTTTTTGTTCTGGTGTCATTTACGCTCCCCCTAAATTAGCTTCATAACCGAATTCAGTCATGATTTCATGTATTTTCAATCTGCCTTTTTGTGTCCATCTAGTTTGTAAAACTGTGTCTTCTCTGCCATCAGAACGCACAATTGTTATAGTGTCTGAATCTGTGTAACTCTTGCCCATGTGTTCTGAGTAAAGCACCCACTGTTTATTTACTTTTCGTTGTAGTCTAGCTTCGTGTAGTAGTTTGTTTAACTTTTGTGCTGATATACCGTAGTCTGCCGCGATTTGAGTTGTGGCTAATGTGCCAGTTGACTTTAAGATTTCATCTACATAGTCTGCTTTGGGTTTTAGTTCTCCGATTTCTTGTTGTAAAAGTAAGTTTTGCTCTTTTTCTTTCTTATACTCAGTCAACACTGTAATGATGTAGTCTGGATCTTTTAATGTTTGTTCAATTACATTGTCTGTTGCGTAGATACCGTGTTTGCGAATAGCTGGTAGGACTTCCATCGCCAACCAATCTTGAAATTTTTCTGCTACAGCATTACCTGCTTTGAAAGCCAACTTATATACCATTGGTTCTGGTATGAAATCGCCTTTCCCAACTTCTTGGGAAAGATATTTACCTAAATATTTATTGATAGTTTCCCAACGAATATATTGTTTGCCGTTTTTAAACTGAGTGAACCCCAAACTTTTTGCGACAGTTTCTAAATCGAATAAATTATTTTCATTATCTTGTTTGATTAAGATTGAAAACATGTCGTTACTGAAAGTTTTAATTTCATTCATTAACTCTTCACCTCTTCTTTAATTTCTAAAATTTTCGCAATACGTTTCTTTTGTTCAAAAGCATCTCTACGTCCACGTAAAATATCCGATAAGTAAGCACTTGAAATTTCTAGCATTTCCGCAAGTTGCTTGTTTGTCATGTTGCGTTTTAATAATTCCGTTCTCACTTTCAAGCCGAAATCTGTTGTCGACATATTAGCACCTCCTATAACATTTTTTCTAAGCAAATAAATTATCTGTTGAACACCAATAACTTTTATGCTAATATTTAAGCATAGTTTAATAAACCTATAACAATTCGTAATGCCTGTCATAAAGGTATTGAATACTCGTTCCCCAACGAATAATTGTTATGTGTTTAGTAAGCTAAATTTAAAGCTTAAATACAGTATATTAACTTTTATGCTAATTGTCAACAAAAATAGCGAAAAAGTTAATCTGTGATAGGAGAAATTTATGAATCTAGTACAAAGAATCCGTAATTTGTGCAATTCAAAAGGTATGACTTTTGCTGAATTAGAGAGAACTTTAGGGTTTTCAAACGGACAAATCAGAAGATGGGAGAAAACCAAACCAGGCATTGATAAGGTGCAAAAAATTGCCGATCACTTCGATGTATCAGTTGATTACTTATTAGGTAGAGAAAAAGATGAGTACTCCGGAGAAGATAAAAGTGAAGATATTCTTATTATGCATCGAGCTACAGAAAATATGACGGAGGCACAAAGGCAAAAAGCTTTGACTATATTAGAAGCAATGTTTGATGATTGGGATGATTTAACTAAGTAACAAAGGGGCTTTTTAATTGAAATTAAATTATGAAAAATCTTTTTTTAAATCTGCGAAAGCAGTTTACGAGATCACAAATGGTCTATATAACTTATCTTTTCCTTTAGATATATTTGAAATTATCTCAAAAGATAAACGTATTAAATTAGTGACTTTCTCTGAATTTTCTCAGAATACTGGCACTTTATATTTTAAAATACCTTCTATTTTCGGTTCAGAAGAAGCGTTTCATATTAGAAAAGGAGACAAAGCGATTATAGTTTATAACGATTTACTGCCTATGAATCGTCTAAGATTTACTTTAGCTCATGAATATGGTCATTTTATAATGGGACATACTGGAGTTAATTTAAATAAAACATTCACATATAAAGATTATTATAGAAGGATTGCTGAAGAATATGAAGCAAACTCATTTGCTTCATGTTTATTGTTTCCTTTACATATAAGATACAAATATATAAACAACTTTAATATTGAGCAAATTTCGTACAAGTATCAAATGAGTTTTCAAGCGATCCATATAGCGGTAAAAGTAATCAGAAGACATATACACAATGGGTTAAACGACTATATGTCAAATAACGAAAATTACCACGCAGAAAACTACTTAAGTTTTTTAGAAGAGAAAATGGAAAGCAAATCTGATTTTATAAATGAATTTAAATATGCTTATGATCTAACGATTTAACAATCAAAAAATAAAGGAGAAATGAACATGAAAGAATTACCTAAGAGCAGATTAACGTTCAAAGAAAGTATGATTGAGAGTCAATATTTAGCAACTAAAACAAAAGAAGAAAAGAAACAATACAAGCAACTATCTGTTGAAGACAAAAGAGAAATTTTAAAAGAATACCAAAGTAAACCTAGAAAAGAAGTGAAATTTGAAAGTGAAATCAATAAATCTGACGAAAACTTATCTAAAATCTACCAAAGATTTAGCGAAATAGGTGTAGAGGATTTGTTTGGTACAAAAAAAGAAGTGAAAGAACTACCTATGATTTTAAAAGATAATGAAAACATAATGTATGTAACTTCGGGATTGTACAATAATAATACCTACTTAATAGTATGTACTGATCTAAGATTGTTATTCTTAGATAAAGGTATGATATATGGTTTGAAATTTCATGAATTTCCATTCGAGAAAATCAATTCTGTTTCGTATAAAAAAGGACTTCTTTTTGGCGAAATAATTATACATCACGGTTCATCAAGTATCGCTATAGGAAGCATATCAAAAAACACTGTATCTAGAATGGCGGAAACAATACAAGAACAAATCTCTATTCGAGAAAGTTCTATGAAACCATCCAATTCTGAAAAAATGAGTTTTTCTGTTGCTGATGAATTAATAAAATATAAAGAATTATTAGATGTCGGAGTAATTTCTCAGGAAGAGTTCGATAAGAAAAAACAACAATTATTGGATATTGATTAATAGCGCTTGTGTGGCGTGAGGAGGATGAGGGATGGAAGAGAAACAATACTTATGGAGATATAACGATATAGAAAAAAGAATGAATGAACTTCACAAAAAATATAAAGAATTAGTGGATATATTTTTTGGTGATGTAATAGATAAAAATACTGGATACTTCCCCTTTTATTCCGGTATAAAATATAGCTACGCAGATTTGAATATCAGTTTTTACAGAGGTTTAATTTATATTCACGGTGGGTCAGAAAGCATGCAAGCGACAAAAATAAATATTTCTGTAGATGATGTTTTAAAAAGAACAGAAAGATCTTTCGAGAAGTTAAGTGAATATATAAAAAGTACTTTCATTTTCGAAAAAGTCATACATGATTTTCAAATGTTTAACTTGAGCGATTTAGCTAGTATATACAACGACGATGCAATTGCGCATTATTATTTTGAAACTCATTCTGACTTATATTTATCAGATAAATCTACAAAAATTTATCGAACACCTAATTCTTTGTTAGAAAACGCAAATGATTTACCGGCTTCTTTAAGAAAATACACTCAATTATTAGAAACAGTTAATGACAAGGATTTTGAAACTCATATAGTTGAAGCTTATGATTGCTTTATGTCTGAAAAAAGGCTAGCTACATCACTACTTTTAGGTAGAGCGCTAGAACTAATGTGTAGGCTGATATTGAACAAGTTTGATAAAGATATAATTAAACAAACACCTGATTACAAGAGGAATATAAGAACATTTTTAAACGAAATGGAAAACAACGATTTAATAGAAGAACATTTAAAACATTCAGTCAAAGCTGCTATTGAACACAGAAACTCTATTATGCATGGTATTAAAATCGAAGAGTACAATTCGATAATTCAAACATTATTTGACGAAATAGCTAAGCTGTCTAATGTATATAAGTCTCTTAATAAACAGTAAGCAAAATCGGATTCTTCATTACATACCGAATATTCATCATAAACACTGACTGCATCTTCTAAGACATTTTTTAAAATTCTAATGTCTTCATTCGTTAAAACTAATTCATTGAAATTATGATTGTTTTTAAATGTCATAACATCACCTACTTTTTATTTTATTATATCACATTTAGTACCTAGTACTAAAATCACGGGTAGCCCGCCTACCCTTATTATTTTTTGCCAATTTTGAGGAGGGAGAAGCAAAATGCCAGTATATAAGGATGATAATACAGGTAAATGGTATTTTTCCATTAGATATAAAGATGTATACGGTAATAACAAACGTAAGATGCAACGCGGTTTTTCAACTAAGCGTGAAGCTAAGAGAGCAGAGGCTATTTTTTTGAATGACGTAAACGAAGGATATAGTGATTCGAAAACATTTGATTATGTTTTTCATCACTACTTAGAAAATAGCGATTTGAGACCTAAAACAAAACGACGCAAACAAAATGAATATCATAAACACTTTAAAGCTAAGTTCGGGCACATAAAAATGAATAAGATAACACAAAATCAATGCCAAGAGTTTCGTAAATATCTAATAGAGAATGTAGCATCAACAAATTCTGCTCGTACAATTTGGTCAGGTTTTAAAGTTGTAATTAATTATGCTAAAAAATACTTTGGATTACGTACAGATCCAACAATATCAATTAAACCTATTCCGCGTGTAAAACCAAAACCTAAGTTTATGATGCGTGAAGAATTTGAAGAAAGAATCAAAGACATTGAAGAGCAAGATTACAGAGAGTTATTTACATTAATGTTTTATACAGGTTTGAGGATTGGCGAAGCTATGGCGCTTGTTTGGACAGACTACAATAAATATAAAAAAGAGATATCCATAAATAAAACAATGGACATCTCTAATAGAACTATATATCCGAGACCAAAAACAGATAGTTCAGAGGATATTGTTCCTTTACCTAAATTCATCAATACAATGTTAACTGAACGACACCAACGTGAAAAAGAGTTAAACAAATATTTTGATGAACGTAGTTATTTTATTTTCGGAGGAATGGCTCCCAAACATTACAGTCATGTTCAAAAGAAATTCCAAAAAGCTTTCCCCCATTATAACATTCACGCGTTAAGACATTCTTATGCATCTTATCTTGCAAATAATGGTGTAGATATTTTCGTTTTACAGTCACTCATGAGACATGCTCAAATCACTGAAACGATGGGCACTTACAGCCATTTATATACTCAGAAAAAACACGATGCAATAGCCATTTTTGACAAGTAA